AATATGGCAGACCTGGATCAATGCCTATAAAGTAGATGCTATGATACAACAGGATAATCTTGCTGAATTACCTGAGCAACTTAAGACAACTCCTGCCACTCAAAGACAGAATCAAGCCTTTGTGCAAGCCAAGCCACCAACACCAGTCTTTAAGAAGCAGGTTAATACCTATGAACAACGACAGCCACAAAGACCTGCGCCCCAGCAATTGGTTGATGATGAAGACCCGTTTGGTGATAGAAATGGTGACCTCTTACCGTTTTAAGGACGCAGAATGATTTTGAAAGATTTTATAATTGTCTCATTGCATGAATTTATCAATAGACCATATAAGGTTTTGGAGAAGGCAACCCAAATCACTCCCGTATTAAGTTTAAGGTTCAATTATAATGAATTGGATACGTATCAAGGAACAAACGCCTAAGCACGGTCAAATCATTATTCCCTATAGATCTGACATGCACTGGGATACATGGGTGGTAACGCTGACACTGCCACTTTTGATCTGGGATGACGAAAAACAAAAAGCCAAGGATTCAAAATGGGAATTCACGATAACGCATTGGCTGCCGGCGCCAGAGGAACCTAAAGAAGAAAAAAAATATCCCTGTCAAGGAAGTTTAAACCATTCATCATGGATATGTATGCATAAAATATGCAATGAATGCACTCCTAATGGATGTAAATGTTATGAGGGATTTTAAATGAACAATATCATTCACATATTAAGTTTAAGGTTAACTTATAATGAATGAATATTGGTACAATCGCGTAGCATATTCAGTACTACTTACCATGATAATGGTTGTTATATCACAATTAATAGTTGGAAAATAATGAAATGGGTCAAATATCATACGGTTTATGGGCAAAGATGCTTTAAATCTCTGTTTATTGTTGGTGACAAGCTATTGCTAAAACTCCAGGTATTAAAAGAAATCTATGACAATACGCTGGACGATGACAAAAAAATAGGGATCGAATCCTATGTCTGTGAATTGGTTGGTTTTGCAAGTCCCATAATGGGACTTATTTTTAAAATGGGAGACCAGCCTCTTTCAAAAGAAGAATTTACTACATGGATGTGGGGCTATAATTTACGAAAAAAGAACGTTGCTATGAAAAATATACAAGAAGATGAAGATTTTCCTGTAGAATTATTAGAAAAAACAGAGTAATATAGCAGCAATTTTGAATTGACAGAAACTAATATTAAAAAAGCCCTAGGTTTTACCCTAGAGCCTTTTAATTTTTACCTTAACATCTGAAGTTACCACACCGATGATGTTATGGATTACCGAAACAAGTTAAAGAAAGAATAACGAGTTACTATGAGAAATAATAACAAAGAAAACACGATAGATCAAGGGAAATCTAAAAGAAACTATCTTCCCTATGATAATCGCGTTCGATTACCTATCAAAAAGAACCTCATCAAAGAACACATAGATGCCACCATTCTTGATTACGGTCAATTTACCAAAGCACGTCCTACTATTGCTAAGAAGTTTGGTGTTTCTGAGCGATATGTTACTCAAATCTATTCTGAAATAAAACAAGACCCTTCTTATGATGTTTCTCAGAAGCAAGGTTTCACTGTGATAATTAAATTCTCTTGCTTGGCGAAATCTTATCAAGCAGAAATATTCCACCAAAGTAATAGTAATAAGAATAATATTAAAAGTTTATATGTTAATACCCCTATATCCCCTAAAGGGGCACCTGCGGTATTAGAAAATAAAGAACCGAAAGAAAAAAAGACCATAAAGGGAGAACATCAATCGTTGATTCTTCGTTTGGGCACTAAGTACCGTTGGCACTATGAGAAGCAAACGCTAAAACTTTTTGCATATCCTACGTTTATAATCAAGCAGGCCTCGGAGGAACTCTCCTCGGCTATTGCTGAGTATGCACGAGAAAGACAGGGCATACGCTCAACTTATCGCTATATGAAGAAAATTTGTGATACTTTGATGGAAAGACAAGGCATTAAGCCTTTATGGAAACTTTACTATCGTGCTCGCTCTATAATCAGGGTACGTCCTAACAATCAAAAGCTTTCTATGAAAACCTCCCCCATTGCGCCGGCCCCCTTCCGTCCAGAAAAAAGAATCATTCATACTGTTGTGCCCACTAAAGAGCAGTCTGAGGTTGTATTACAACAGTCTCCAGAAGAAAAACAAGCGCATTTTAAGAAAATTATATTTGGATCAAGAACCATAGCAGATAAAGCGTTAAGAAAGATATTTGTTGAATATGGTTATCGTGAAATTTTTAACGAAATTCCTAATGACGCAAAATTGAAAGAATATGGTTTTGCTTAAAGGTGAGTATGAAGTACGATGATGAAGCGCAACCAAGTTTTAAAAAACCAAATCAGCCTGATAAGCACAGAAGCAATGTATCTGCTTATAGACCCTATGTCCATGAAGAGCGGCCACCAGAGTCAAGAGCAGATGCAATGGCGACGATGATAAAGGATGATTTTCTAAAATCACCTGAGTGGGAAGCATTTGTTCGGCTTATGGGAAAAGAAGCGGCAATAGAATGGTTTAAAGCGGGCCTCTATCAAGCGACCCGAAAATAAGAACTATCTTCTGGCGGCACATGAGCAGCCATTAAAGCGATAGGTGGCATCGTCATCACAGGTGCATTCAGGTCTTTCGTCTTTTTGGCAAGAAATGGCAGAGCATGAGCCGGCCGCTAGGAGAAACATAAAGAACCAAAATGAAGCATCATCGATCATGACAATTCCTCGTAGTACACAATACACGCAGTAAAATAAGTAACAGTACCAACGGCTGTAGTAGTAGTTTGAATGGAATGAAACTCTATCGTCTTAAGAAAATCATTAATATCTCGTTCTAACTTTTGAGCATCAACAGCGGTAATGATCTTTACTTTCATGCTTATCCCTTATGATTAATAACTGTATCTATTATACACCATGAGTAATTCTTGTCAAGATTAGACTTGCACAATACATAAACAGTTACAAACCATAATGTTCGTAGTAGGCTAGGGCAATTTTTAGAACCATTGAAAAAGGAGCTAAGCAGTGATCTACCATTTAGGTCTACCCGTACACACCTATATAGTGCCTGGTGATCCTATCCCCTGGGAGAGGGCACGGCTCAACGGTAAGACGTTCTTTGATGCCCAACGATACATCAAAAATAACTGGGCCATATCTCTTCAGTATCAACGAGAGACGCAACCATTCTACGAGAAGATCCCACTCCAGCTCATTGCCCACTTTTACTTTTCAGCACCCCAATCACTCAGACCCCAAAAAAGAGAAGAACTCATAGGACAACCCTATATACACAAGAAAGACGTAGATAACCTTATAAAATTCCTCTGTGATACCTGCACCGGTATACTCTACCAAGATGACTGTCTTATCTACTCAGTCTACTCAACAAAGACCTATGACCTTGAACCCCGAACTGAGTTCGCACTCGTACCCCTTAATCCCCTTGTACTTAAACCCAAGAAAAAAGAGAAAAGAGATTGAAGCACATGGATACTAATGCGCATAACGCGCAGACTGTAATTAAAAAACAGCGAAAAAAAAAGAAATCTACAAATGAAGAATTGGTAAGCTGGGATTATTCTCCACCCACATTCTTCTATGAAAGACTCAGCCCAATGAGCGATGCGCGCATAAAGGACTTCTGTCGAGAGATGGTTGCATGGGCGCAGTTACCGACGTCGCTCGTCTTCTCTCGGTTCTTCTCAGAGCGTAAGCCTCCTATGATTATGGCTGATGTATATAAGAAGATGGAGAAACACGAGGAACTCAGGGATACCGTTGGCCTCGTGAAGCAAATCCTAGCAGGCCGAAGAGAGCAGGGATCAATAGAATACAAGTACAACTTTGCTGCAATACGTGAGACACAACCTCTGTATGACCCTGAATATAAGACCTGGAAACTTGAGGCGATAAAGAGTACTGCGGATAACATTGAACGTATTGTGATCATGCCTTCAATACCTAAGCCAGAAGAAGGAGAGAAATGAAGCTAATCAGTACCAAGATAACCCTCGAAGAATGGTTGCATAGAGAGATGAAAGTAATCTGTGCCAAGCGTAGTCTTACCCTTAAAGAATACCTGGAAGCAGTAGTAACCGAAGCTATCCTTACTGATAAGGAGAAGAAGAAATGAGCGATAACCAAGTACTTATGAACAGAATCAAAGATACTAACGAGAACGTACAATTCTTATCTGCTACTCTTACGGGCCTTATAAAGAAAGTACAAGAGCTCGAGAAGACTCTTGAGCAGCAGGAGAAGACTAACGAAGAACTACAGAATGCCGTAGTATTGATCGCTGAAGAACTTGATATGATCATTGAAGAAGAAGAAGAAGCATTATCGTGAGTACTGAGATTAGACTTGATCGCTTCCGACCCCGTAATTATCAGCTTCCATTCCTTCATGAACTCTTTAACGTAAGAAAGCTCAAGCGATACTACTTAATATGGCCCCGGCGTTCCGGGAAGGATTTGGCCTGCTGGTACGCTTGCATACGGGTTATGATCGAGAAGCCGACACAGGTCTATTTTGTGTACCCTACCTATTCACAAGGTAAGAAGATTCTTTGGGAAGGACTGGATAACGAGGGATTTCCCCTGATCAACTATCTTCCCCAGGAACTGATAGCCTCCAAGAACTCACAAGAGATGTCTATAAAACTGATAAACGGATCGTTCTTCAAGATCGTGGGTTCTGATGAGCCTGATCGCCTTGTAGGTACTAATGCTTCCTTTATGGTCTTTTCTGAGTACGCTTTGCAGAACCCACAAGCTTGGCAATATCTTCGCCAAGTAGTCAGAGCGAACCAGGGAACTGCCATATTCATCACAACGCCCCGAGGACGTAACCATGCCTATGACCTGTATGAATATGCTAAGTCCATTCCTGAAGAATGGTTCGTGTCTAAGCTTACCGTTGATGATACCAAGCACATAAGCGCCCAAGACTTAGAGAAGGAGCGTAGAGAATGCTCTGAAGACTTAATCCAGCAAGAGTGGTTCACTTCATTCTCTTTAGGTGTAGAGGGTTCATACTACTCTAAGTACCTCAACGCGATACGTGTAAATAACCAGATCACCAACGTACCATGGCAGCCCTATCATAAAGTTCATCTTGCTGCTGACATAGGACATGATGACCAAACTGCAATTATATGGTTCCAGATTATTGGGCAATGCGTAAACATTATTGATTATTACGAGAATCGAAAGCAAGGCCTTGATCACTATGCAAAGATTATCCTTGAGAAACCCTATACTTATGGAAAGATGATTTTCCCTCATGATATGGCAGTAACCGAATATGGAACAGGATTGACTCGAGTTGAACAAGCACGTAATCTTGGATTAATACCTTCTATAGCACCGAAACTTCCAATAGAAGATGGAATTGAGGCTGTACGTTCGTTAATACCACGCTGTTTCTTTGATCAAGTGAAATGCGTAAAACTTATTAAGAATTTAGAAAGTTATCGTCAAGAATATGATTCTAAAAGACAAGTCTATTTAGGCAAGCCACTTCACGATTTTGCGTCTGATGGGGCTGATGCCTTCCGGTATTTAGCAGTATCTCAAAAGTTATTATCTGAAACCTTGAGTGCAGATGACTTAAATAATTTATATAACCAAAGTAGGCTTGGTGGACAAAATAACGTCCCTAAGCCGTTTCAACAACCAAATAATATGGGGAATTGGTAATGAAAACTCTATTAATAGTAGCTATTTCTTGTTCTGCCTCTGCCATGGAATCACCAAAAGTATTACGGCAGTCTACCTTTGTGGATATGCCTGCCATTGAGCGTGATCGATCGCAAGACTTTCCCGGCGTGAATGTTGTGCATAGAGGCGACACCCCATCAGGCGAGTCATTACGGGTTCCTATCCCAAGAATCGATGCACAAAGCGATCTTACAAAGTCACGCAAGAGATTGTCCCAAGAGATACATATTCACATAGAAGAACGCAAGGATACGCCAAGCACCCCTGCCAATAGCACCGAGGATAGTGAAAATACCATTCCTAAACACAGACACAATAGAAGAATGATTGTGAGTAATAGTATATCCGCTATAATAGCAACTTTAATAACTGCAGGAGTAACGCTGGCGGTACATTTTACAAGCTGTAAGAAGTGAACTATGAAATTATTTTTATGCGTATTATTGCCTATTGTCCTTATTGCCAGTGAACCACCATGGAAGAATGCTGACCAACCAAAGCGATCACAGGATTTTGCTGGGGTGAATGTAATCCATCGCGGTAATACTCCACCAATGCCCACCCGTGTTGAAGGATCACGTGATTTGCGTAAGCAGGCAGCAAAGAACTCGTGTAAAGAACGTATTAGTAACTTATTGAATTGCTGTAAGGGCGATGAATGAAGTGGATCAAAGTGAGTAAGCGACTTCCTGAAATTGGCAATAAGGTATTAGTTACTGATGGAAAAGACTGGAGTTGGTATGATGTCTCATGGCGATATGATGAAAACAAAGACTTAAGAGATCGAGCGCGAACTAATAAACACAAATATCCCGAATCAATAGTATGGTATACCAGTTGTTGCTGTAACCAATTTGGAGAATCAGAAATAAAATACTGGTCACCGATAGAACCACCAAAGGACGATGAATGAAATGGATCTCAGTTAAAGAAAAGAAACCTGCATCAAAAATAATAGTCATATTAGCTTCTAAAAAATCTTGTAAATACGAAAATGAAGATATTGCACATCCTCATGTAGCAAGAATATGCACGAATTATAAAATGTGTTGTTATAAAGATAATCTAAAAGGTCATTACCATTTATGGCATGATGATTCTGGTTATCATTATGAAGGGTCAATTGCACAATTTAAATATTGGACTGAACTTCCCGAACCACCAAAGGACAATGAATGACCATCATCATACTCATCTTCATACTTCTACCCAAGCCACAACCTGGCCCTACATCACTGCCCATAAAGCCAGTGCATGAAATTCTACAAAATAACTATGTAACGGGAAGCAGATGAGCCTGCAACGATATCGCCTACGGGCTAAGCATCTTCATAAAAAGCCAAAGTTAAAAAGATGTAATCGCCTTTTGGTTGCACCATATGATTGGAATCTTACCCGAAAACTCATGCAAATGGGTGCACGGACTTTTAAAAAACTTTCACAAACATAACTCAAACATAACTCATGCAATAGATACATCTGTGTGCTCTTTTACAGCAATTCTTCTCTGTGTATTTTTTTTGATTTTTTAAACAATTACTTTATGGTATTAGAATTGTTTAACCATACTATCATAAAGGATGATGATGAAAAAACTGTTACTACTCTCGTTGTTGGCATTGCCCGCATGTGGCATGGATAAAGGCCCAACTCTCAAACAATCTGCTTTGCTGTTAAGCCTTGCGACAACCCATACGACTTGTACGCTGATAGCAATCACCAAATGCGCCAGCCCATTACCGCTTGCTTTGAGCCTTGGGGCTGCATTAGGTTCAGATTACTTATTAACTAAATATGCAAAGGACTCAAAATGAAGAAACTCTTACTGATACTCTTATTACCTCCCTTTCTGTATGGCATGGAAGTACCCGATCATGCATTGATCTGTAGGGAACCCGTGAAAGTATTACATGACAAAAGCCACTATTATGTCACCGATGAAAATGCCTCATATCGCGTTGCAAACCATGAGGTAAGCCCATTGCTCAAAGAAGTTCTCAAACGTAACGCTGTGAAGGAATTTGCGCATGAGGCAAAGATTAGGGTGTTAAAGCATTCTCATGGATATAGTCTTGTCGATAAAGTACCGGGTAAGGGCGGTGGCCCTGCGCTGGCCTGTGCGGTCTTATTAGGGACACAGGTTGCCGGTTTTTGTGGGCTTATTGGTGGGGCCATGGCAGCCTCTGCGATTGTACCCGGTGGTGGTACCGTTGCCGTTGGAATTGCCTTGGGTTCGGGGGGACTACCGGGAGCTGTTGCTGCTATACAAATGACCTCGATCACCTGGTCAGCGTGGGCACTGGCATTACCAACTCCCTAAAAGGAATCTATGGAACATAATCTCGATAAGACGTTTAAAGAACTTGGACAATGGGCACTCTATTTATCGCTCATCAATGCGGTCTGCAGATTGCTCAAATTCTCGTGGTATGTACCATTCGATATGGACTTATTCATCATTGGAATTGGAATCGGGTTAGGGTTGCAGTATCTCTATCGACGATATTGGCAAGAATACAATCATAGTGTAAAGTAAGAACGCATTAAAGCTTCCTACTTTATGCACTATCAAATATCCCCTCACTTTAGTGAGGGGATTTATCTTTCAATAGTATCTGACAACAAAAAGACCAGAAGAGCAAAATTAATCATAGTAAACACAAATATGATCCATACTATCATGTAATATCCTCGGCATTTTCAACAATTTCTTTCCAATCATTCTCATCTACCAAGAATGACGCTTTATTACGTTCAAGGAATATGAGTTTCTTTTTCGGTACAGAGTCATGAGATAAATCTTTTATGGTCAATAGTATAAGCAACCACAGAATACAAAAACCAAGAAACATTAAAAACATATCTTCGAAGTTCATTACATATCCTTTCTATATTTTAATGAATGCCATCATATCTCAACCATCAGTTTTATCAAACAGTTGAATCAAAAATCATCTTATGACTAAGCTTGCGCAGATATATCTTCTTTCTTAAAACAAGAGAGAGCCTTGCAATGCCATTCTATCCTGCGTTAGCTCCAGAATTCTTAGATGAAAAGTATCGCGAAATCGCCATGCGGTACAATCAGTTTTACAACGATGCGTTTACCATAGGAGCAGCCTATTGGTCTGATGCTGAACTTGATACTCGATTCTGGGCGGGTGATCAAAATTTATGGAACGATTATTACGGGGGAAATCTACCGGCAGGCAGACGGCGTGGTTTTTATTTTAACCACATCAAGCCACAAATTAACGTAGTAACCGGATGGCAACGACGTAACCGAAAATCAACCATCGCTATCCCTGTAGAGAATGGTGATCAGGTAACTGCTGATCAGTATACCAAGCTTCTCATGCATAACGACCGTGATGATAACGTTCTTGAGACCATCTCTGAAGCATTCCTGCAAGGCGCCTGTATTACGGGAATGTCTATGCTGGTAACCTACTTGGATTACCGAAAAGATCCCGTATCAGGCGACCTTAAGACTGCACACTATGCCTATAACTCATTTATTATGGATCCCTATTGCCGTAAATGGTCAGACCTTTCTGATTGTTCAGGTGTGGTCTTGCGTAACTGTATTACCAAGAGAGAGGCGATAAGCTTACTTCCTCAGTACACTGAAGAAGTCATGAACATGTGCCAAATGCCGGGCACTCACGACGGGAAGTTCATTAACATGCCCGAGAACTATAACTATGCGATGCGAAATCTGCTCAATTATGATCAGTTCTTCTATCGTGATTATCGCCAAGCTCGACTCTTGCTTGATAAGAACACTGGAGAGGTGAACGAATGGAAAGGTGGCCCTGACGAAGAACTTCTTAAAGAATATCTTCGCCAGTATCCGGAAATCACCGTTATAGAGTCAGAAGTGCCCACCGTGCGCGTGGCTATCATACTCAATGGCAAAGTAATGTGGGACGGCCCTAATGACCTGGGAATCGATTGTTACCCGATGGTTCCGGTTATTGGATATTATGATCCCCAGCTGCCCTACTACCCATGGCGTGTGCAAGGTATCGTACGTGGCCTACGTGATGCGCAGTACTTATTTAACCGCCAAAAGATTATTCAGTTAGATATCCTGGAATCACAGATCAATTCAGGATGGGTATACAAGCCGGAATCATTGGTTAATCCTCTTGATGTGTTTACCCTTTCTGGACAAGGCAAAGGACTAGCACTTAAGAACGGAGCAAATATGACTGACGTCCAACGTATTGAACCCCCTGCAATACCACCAACGACCATACAGATTACCGAGTCATTAGGCCAAGAGATCATGAAGGCTTCAGGAATCAACGAGGAGCTTATGGGTTCTGCGGTTGATGAGAAGGCCGGGGTACTGGCTATGTTGCGCCAAGGGGCAGGATTGACCTCGTTACAGATACTCTTTGATCAGCTTGATACCTCCCAAAAACAACTGGGCAAGATTCGCATGGATATCATGACGACCAACTATGTACCGGCAAAGATCAAAAAGATTCTTGAAGGTGAAGAGCCTTCTCCCCAGTTCTATTCAAAAGCATTCGGTAAATATCACTGTGTAATCGAAGAGGGCCTCAACACGGCAACGCAAAAACAGATGCAATTTGCACAGATGTTACAGCTTAAAGAATATGGCGTACCGATTACTGACCAAGACTTGCTTGAAGCCGCAACGATCCAGAATAAGCAAAAGATTATGAAAAATGCGGTCAAGAATTCTCAGGCGATGCAACAAATGCAACAGCAACAAGCAGAGTTACAGATGGCTGATATTCAGTCACGTATCAATCTCAACAATGCACGCACAGTCGCCGATGAGGGTCTGGGATTAGAGCGCTTAAGCCGTATTGAAGAGAATAAGGCACTTGCTGATGAGCGTCGTGCACAGGCGATGAAAGATGAAGATTCAGCATTACTTGAGAAAGTTCGCGCACTTAAAGAATTGGAATCATTGGACGTGCAGCATTTAAAAGAATATATAATGCTGGCACAACAATTAAAGCAGATGAATACCCTTCAATCGGAACAAAAGAATACCTCATCACGTCAGCAAGGTGCTGGCGCAAGTTAGAGGCATGTACCTTGCAGCATCGAAAGATGGACTGTAGTAACTTAAGGAGTTTAGCAATGGCTAGACATCACAAATCACACAAAATGTCAGGATCAATGGGTAGATATGATGGCATGGAAACCCGTGACCGCAATCAATATCGTTCCGGCGAGTATGTTGACGAGAGCCGCAATGGCTACGCTGATATGCCACAACAAGTAGAATACAAAAAGTATGCAGAAACCCCATTTGGATTAGATCATTACCTTGATGATGGTATCGGTGGTATCGACCGTCAAGTTCGTTATGATCGTGACCAAGTTAAAAAAGGCCTTCAGACACGTAAGTCTGTATAAGGAATACTACAATGGCGAAGAAAAGAATGTACTCATCGGAGCATCCCTTTCCTTCGCCTTCTCGTCCTAACAATAACTGGGCGTATGAAGGCGGGATGGTTCCAGAGAATCCAAAAGAATTCGGTTCTGCTCCTTCGGAAAAATCGTTATCGAGATTTCCCCATCATACTTATGGTATTGCTGGACTGGGCGCACGGCTTGAAGATGGTAAATCAGGTATGGACAGACATGTTGACTATATCGTACCAACCGGAACCAACAATAAGTTCATGAACGGAGGTACTACCTAATGCCTTACATGCCACGAGCTGATAAGAAATCAGAGAAGATTGCTTGGAAAGTCTTGGGTAAGCCTGAAAACCTTGCCGCTAAAGAAACACCACGCGAACGAAAGATAAATGCCAAAATAGACTATCAAATTGCTGTTGATGGGAGATAACCATGTATAAATGCGGAAAATGTGGCAAGAACCACATGGCCGGTAAATGCCCTAAAGGAAAATAATGAAAAAGATGAAAAAAAAGGTCATCTCGCATCTCAAGCAAGATCAAAAAATGTTCAAGCATGAGGCGCATGAGGACAAAGAGTTGGTAAAAGAACTTAAGAAAAAAGTAAAAAAGAAGAAAAAATGAAAATAAAAGGGTAAACTTCATATAGGATATTTCTCTTATAGGAGTTTACCCATGATAAAACGATCTTTGATATTACGCGTTTGCCCAAATTGCAAAAAAGAAGATTTAGTACGTAAAGATGGCGTTGGAAAATATTGCCGTTCTTGTAGGGCTAAAATTAATAGCAAGAATAATATTGGCCAATATATAGATATTAAAGGTAAAAAATTTGGACGATTATTTGTTCAAGAAGTTTATTGCCTAAATAAATCTTATTATTGGAAATGCTTATGTGATTGTGGAAATATTGTTATTGTGCATGGCAATAAATTAAGATCAGGAAAAACTAAATCTTGTGGATGTATTACGAAGGCAAAAAATGGTCTTTCTAAATCACCAGAATATCGATCTTGGAAACCAATGATACAAAGATGCTATGATACAAAAGCTAGATCATACAAGAATTATGGAGCTCGAGGTATTAAAGTTTGCGATAGATGGAAAGAATCGTTTTTTAATTTTCTTGAAGATATGGGAAATAGGCCACAGGGAAAAAGTTTGGATCGCATTGATCCTTTAGGAGATTATGAACCAAAAAATTGCCGGTGGGCTACATCAAAAGAGCAAGGAAATAATAAAAGAAATAATTTAATTTTAGAGGCTTTTGGAAGAAAGCAGACATTGCAGCAATGGGCAGACGAATACAATATGACTTGGTCATTATTAAGACAAAGAATAATGAGAGAAAATTGGACAGTAGAAAAAGCTTTAACTTATAAAAGGAAATAATATGCCAAAACTATCAAGCTCGGCACCTAAAAAAGAAAAGAAAAAAGTTATGGAAAGAGAGATGTCAAAATTTTCCAAACATGAGCTTCACAGTGGAAGCAAAAAAGGCCCTCTTGTTAAATCAAGAGCACAAGCTATAGCAATCGGATTGTCCGAAAGTGGCCAATCCAAGAAAAAGATGAAAAAGAAAATAAAATGATCCCTTAAATACTGTCAGGTATGGTTTATGCAGTCGTCACCATATCTGACAGATTCTGAAAGAGAGAGATGGAAGAGATAAAAACTACACAAACTCCTACCTTTGGGCAGCAATATCTTGAGGGAATTCAAAAAGACTCTGGCATGGCACCCGTTAAGGATATTCGAGACGGAATGCTTTCCGAGTGGGATAAAAATGTCCTGGAAGTCGTGCAAAAGACTCGAGCAATAGAACCGACACGACACTTTTATGTCTGTGTGACCACTAAACGTGAATTACTACTAAAAAACACGATCAGAAACTACTTTGAATCAAAATATGCATGTCCTACACCATCTTTTGAGCAAGTAGTCTATAAGATTCACGAAGGGGGGACTGACATATCAATAATGTGGGTTATTCCTAATAAGGATGCCTGTATATATTTAACGCTTAATGCCCTTAATGTTGCTCCCGAAGAACGCCAATTACTTGAATATGTTCTTCGTTTTAACAAGGGAGAGCTTGATCAATTGGCTCAAAAAGAGAATGGCGAGATAGTACAAAAGCTTGATACATAAGGAGATATCTATGTACGAAAATGAGAATTCACCAATTGGGGAAACTATTTATGAAGACATCCCTCAAACTCCAATTCAACCAGAACCAGAGCAAGCCCCAGAAGTCGCCGAAGCTGCACCCGTGGAGACAGTGGAACAACCTGAGAAAAAATCCACGAACGTTGAACAAGAACGTCGAAGATACACCGAAGAACAACAACAACGTAACTTCGCAGAACTCAGAAGACAGCAAGAGCTAAAAGACCGAGAACTTGAATTAATGCGCAGAGAGATAGAGCAGCTTCGTCAGAATGCCTATCGACCACAGCAACCAAAAGACGATCTTGGTATTGCCAAGGATGCCTTTGCGGAAGTACAACATGTTGAGCGTATCGTAGAAGCACGCTTAAAAGAGCAAGATGAGCGATATCGCAAGCAACTTGAAGCACAGCGTCAACTTGAAGCAGAACGTACCTTAAATCTACAATATAAAGACCTCTATCAAGTTTTGACCCAAGAGAATCTACGCAGGCTGGAGCAGGAAGAACCTGAGATAGCCGCAAGTATTGCTGCAAATCCTGATACCTATTCTGCAAAGGTTGCTGCCTACAAACAAATTAAAAAGCTTGGCATTGTGGAAGATAATTATAATAATCTACGTGTACAAGAACGTTTATCACAAAATGCGCAACGTCCTAAATCGCCGAATGCGGTAGCACCTCGTCAGGGATCACAGGCCCTTTCAGCAGCTCCGGTTGCCCCCGGCTTTGCTGAAACGATTACTGATGATATGGCAGCTCGATATCGCAAAGAGATGGAAGACGCTATATCTCGCATGTAACAGTGGCTTCATTACACTTATCCTTTATCGATGATCTCCCCGGACATAAAAAATCTGGGGAGATTTTGTTGAATATAAAATTATCTTATGACTATACTCCTGAAAATAGGGTCTACTTTGCTCTAAAAGAGCTACGAAGACCAGGCTGACTCGCTGCTCGCCCCAGCAAATTTATCTTCTTTAGGGTTGAATTGGGACTCGCCCACCCACGACTGATCTGAGACTCGTCACCTCGAATGCTGATACATCGTTTTATCCCTTTTCAGGAGATACTGTTATGGCTGGTATTACTACCACATCAACACTAACACCTCCGGTACAGCAGTCGTTTGATTATCGTCTGTTGTCCGTTAAAGTTCCTAATATGATCCATACCCTACCCGCGATGCGCAAAAAAATGCCGGCGCATGGTGGCGATACCTTAAGACTTCGCCGTTACAATCCATTGGATACCGCCATGGTTCCACTTGGCAATACTGGCATAACGCCTCCACCACAACAGCTGACGGCCTTGAACATTGACGCTAAAATCTCGTGGTACGGGACTTATGTCATTCTGAACGAGCAAGTGGTGCTTCAAGCACAAGACCCTAAAGAATGTGTAGTCAATTGACAATGCAGTAAAGATGCCGTAAGATATTCTTATATGTTTAATGCTTATAGGAGTATCAAATGGAAAATAAGGAAATTAAGTTGGCATATTTAGCTGGCGCACTAGATGGCGATGGAAGTTTTTCACTGATCAAAAGGACTAAAGGTAGTTCTGTAGGAATCTCACCTTTGTATTACCCTGTAATACAATTTGGTGGATTGCATAAAGAGCTAGTTGATATGTTTGCTACTGAATTTGGTGGGTCTATATTTACTAGAAAGGCCCATATCAATAATGATGGCAAAAATAGAAAGACTTTTTTTGCATGGAAAACTGAGAAAAGCAATCAATGCATGCCAGCATTGGAAAGTTTAATTCCATATTTAATAGTAAAAAAACAAAGAGCTACATTGTTGCGCGATTTCATAACGGATAATCCATTTATTCGTGGTAGTAATCGATTAACTAATGATGTATTGCTTCGTCGTGAAAAATCATATTTAAAAATGAAGGAATTCAACGAGAATCCTTCAATGCATTGTGATTTGAATAGCAGAAGACAAACATCAGAAGATTCTTTGTTTTGGGCTTATGCTGCTGGCCTTATGGATACCGATGGATCGTTTTCATTAAAGCGTGAAATCAGAAAATCAAAGCAATATGCGCCAGTTATATTATTAACTATGGTTGATTGCAGAGCTATTTACCACATAATGAATAATTTTGTTGGTGGTAAATCAATAATAATTAAAGCGAAGACAGCAAAAAAAGGATTTTGCTATCGCTTTAGTATTAATTCACGTGAAGCTGCAATAAATTTTCTTACGAGATGCCTTCCTTATCTTTCTGTTAAAAAAAATATCGCACAAAAACTTCTTGAATTCTGCCAGATAACGAAAGTTACAAAAGGATGTAAGGGAGTTTCTACTGCCGATATACAAATACGGGATCAATACTATTTTGATCTAATTGAACTAAATAATGGGGTCTATAAATTTCCTCTGATAGTCTTGGAACCCTTAACGGATAATGCCGAAGGCAACAAGGAGCAAGCAGGCCAAAAGCCGTGCAGCTTGAACGCAGTAAGCGAGGAAACCTCTAACGAGGATGCGGTACTCTGATCTCTATGGAAACATAGAGAGGTAGGCTGAGAAGACCTACCCGCCACGAAAGTGGTTAAAAAGTAACAGAATGGTTCTTAATGAAGCTTGTAAGCGTCTTGGCGTGTCGCTTCGTCAAACAGAAGACCAACTAACCCGTGACATGC